GGTCACCACCTGTGCCAAGCTGGAAGCCTACAAATGCGACACATAGTCTGCCTAGCTTAAAGTGTCGAGCATACGTTACACCACCTGCCCCGAGGGTAAGGTTAGTGAAGGGGTTACCGCTTGCCCATACGGTACCGGCTTCGGATGCAAACTTAGCTAGGGTGATGATTGAGTCAACAATGTCGGCTGTAGCAGAGACTGCACCAGTAGCTAGCTCGGAGGCCCCGACGGCGTTAGCAGCAAGTTGGGTGGCTGTGATTGTATCGTTAGCTATCTTTGCGGCTGTGACAGCTAGGTCGGCAATCTCTGCAGTACCGATGGCGAGGTTGGCAATCTGCGTGGCCGTGATAGTGTCATTGGCGATCTTAGCTGCCGTGACTGCCAGGTTGAGGATGGCACCAGTGTCAACAGCATCGTTAGCTAGCTCAAGTGCTGTAACAGCATTGGCCTGGATTTCGTCTGTACCAACACTGTCCGTACCCAACATGGCAGAAGTATGGACAATGGCAGCATGTCGAGCAGAGTTTAGGTATTGGGTGTGATCATCCTGGGCCGTGTCATTAATGTGCCGGTTGGCCTCATCGTAATCGTTCTTGGTGACACCGTGGATCACAGTCCCGTCAACACCAGCACTGTGGGTTGTGGCAGAAGTATCACCGTAGGCCCGTGTTACACCAGTACATGACCCTGCAGCCTGGTTAGCAACTAGTACATGCTCTTCCTTGCCTGGTACATCAGGGTCAAGGATTACAGAGAATGGACCATTGGCTCCACCAGTAGGCCAGCCTGTAGGATCATTGATGGTGAAGCTTGTGTCCCCGGCGCCGATACCACTAGTGAGCCGGGTAACGGCAGCGTTTCCTTTGTAGTGTCGGCGTGCCATCAAATGTCCTCTGATAGAAGCTGCACGGTGAGCCAGAGAGTAGCGTTAAACCCCTCATCTTGTAGAAGGTCCACCATCTCCTTGACTTGCCACCTGTCATTAATGACTACAACCGGGTAGGCCCGAGTACCGATCTTAAGCTGCGTGATGGTCTTATGGCGCTGGAGTGACTGAACGTTGTCTAGCACAGCCCACGTGTCGATTGGATGTTCATTACCATCAAGGTCATCAATGGTGGGCGCCACGTACAGCGGGATCGTCCAGATACGAGTAACGGACGGGACCACCAACACCCGGAACAGCCATGCCCCCAACCTTTGACATAGAGTAGGAGTGGCGTCTCGGGTTAGCTCTATCCGTAGCTCGAACACCCGGCCTACGATTTGGCCTACCTGGAACGTCTCGTGATGTTCCTCGTGTTCGCCGATGAAGTTGAATGCCCCACCGTCTACGGAGATGTAGAAGCCGTGCATCCCGCCTGTGCCAATCTGCACCACATCTACGAACAGACCAATCTTGTCCTCGTTCATGTTGAAGAGGATTTCCCCGGTGTCCAGAGTGCCGGACGGGACAAGGTTACGTAGGTGATGGACAGCGAAGATGCCTACACCTGAGACACTGTAGATTTGGATGCCCTGGAATGTGACTACGCTTAGCACGGACCCCTGTGCTGTACACATAAGGTCACTGGCATAGGCAGGGACAAGGAGATTGGGGTCACCGAACTCTTGTAGGTTGAGTCTGCCTAGCCCGGTTTGGGTCGCCGAGTAGTTGCTGTATCCCCACCATACGAAGGACTCCTGCCCCTCAAAGCATAGGACAGGGTTAGGGGTAGAGACTCGGGCACCGATGTTCAGGTCGCCGTTGTTATTGACCTGGGCGAAACGCCAGCCTGGCTGTAGCCCCACACCTATAAGCATGAACGGGCCGAGATACCCGTATAGGGCCTCTACCTGTTCCCCATCAAACTCACCGGCTACGACCGGGGCGTCGAGTCCAGTTCCGTCTGACTTGATGACACACTTGTAGATGAGAGACTTATCTCCGCTATATCCTCCGAGGTAGATAGCGTTACGACCTTCTGCGAAACACGTCCACTGGAAGTCCGTATTAGGATGTGTAAAGAGTAGACCGGCACCGGCGCCTCCTAGTGCTACACCGCCGCCACCTTCAGCAGCAACAGTGACATCCCATACTGAGTTGTTGTTAGCGACTAGTACCCGGCCTCTTACATACCCAACCAACTCACATGTACCCGTGATGTGTGCTGCGCCGGCCCAAGCAGTAGTGCCACGAGTTGTCTTCCACAGACCCGCAGAGCCGTGAGTGGTGAAGACGTTAAACCCATCCGTTGCGATAGAGGTTCCGTTAGTGCCAGGGGGTGTACCCGTGAGAGAGGTAAGGGTAGGGGTATCGACATCCATGTTGATGGAGCGCTTGAGGTTGGCCCCATCAAGGGTGTAGAAATCCGTACCCGCTACTGCCATCTTGAGGTTAGTGTTAGCGGATGAGAGTTTCTGATCCGTGTCGTTAAGTAGACCGAGATGATACTTGTCCCAAATATCCATGCCGGTACTACTACGGAACCGGAACTCGGATGAGTCCGGCCTATCACAGCAGACTTGCCCAGCACCTAGATGCCAGGATGACGTAGACCTTCTCCACAGACCATTACGGTTAAGGGAGTGCTCGCCTGGTACATCACGGGTGTCTTGCTGTTGGCGTAGAGTTTCGAGAGGGTTAAACTCAAAGTCCTCTACATGTGAGTAGTCGATACGGTAGGGGAACTGCCCTACGGATACCGGGAAAGAGTACGGTGCAAAGTCAGAAGCGCTTGCACCCCCGAAGATGATATGGCCAGGTGCCTGACCAATGGTCCGCTTAAGTGCCCCACCCATTAGTACACCTGATCCGGGAACTTACGGCGCAGTCTCCTACGCTCACGACGTAGCTCACTAGCGTACATACGGATGAGTGGCAGCATGGCCTGGCTTGCACCACCTACAGGAACTTCTTCTTGGCGTCGGGGTTCGGGCTGACGATCAAGGAACGTCCGCTTAACCTCTCTACCACCTAGTGCAATGATGGCTGCACCGAGCGGCATGAGTTTATGGGCCTCTTGATGAAGCCCTGAGACTGCTACTACATCATCGGCAGGGGCGGAAAGTGGGGCGAAACTTGCCTTATAGGACACCCGGACTTTGTGGCTAGGGTACCCACCTCTTTGTAGATGCAGGGACTTACTGTTGGGGAAGTCGGTTGGGTCTGCATCCTGATCTAGGTGCCAGTCACACTTAGGGATATCCGGCCAGTACTGTGAAGGCCCCGGGATATCGAACCGGACACGCCAGATATCGATAAGATCATTGGCATCCAGGTTGTAGGTGGACGTTGCAGGCTTGTAGAGGAAGTCCTTGTTCTTGATACGGAACAGCCCATCGGCTGATGCATCCTCTAGTGCCTGGTTTACGTACTTCCCCAACCTGTAATCCGTGAACTTGGGATTGATCCGGATAAGGGCGTTGGCGGAGTGGGCTGCGGCGGTGCTGTTGTTGAACCCCCGGATCATAGTAACGGCTGTGCCTGCCTTTGTAAGCACATACATCTCTTCCAAGTCTATCCCGAGTATCGCACCTTCCTTGATCCACGGTGCGTCGGATACAAGGCTTAGAGATGTGACAACGTTATCGATACCGGATTGGAGTTGGGCAATCCTCTCCCCACTACTGGTCATTAGATGTAGTCGTGTATCAGAGATGAGACCCTGAAAGGTGGTCATTACTTACCGCCGGTTGGGAGATGATGCACCCGGGAGTTGACGGACACGGCGCCGACCAGTGCCTTGTTCCTGCACATTGGCCTGATCTTCCTGCATGACTTCCACGCCGCCCGGATCATGCTTGGACGTCTTAGAGCCGGTGGGGTTGTTGGTGTTCTTCTTGAGTGACGGAGCCTTGCGCCCCAGTCGGGGAGTAGCCCCTGTATCTGATCCTGCACCACGAGGTTGCACCATTATTGTCCCCTTCTTACTTTGGATCGGTGTAGTCGATTGTGACTGGCCGTCGCTCGACGTCGTAGCGGGTGGTGGCCTGACGCTCCCGAAGTGCAGACCCATCTACATGCGGAGGACGAAGTCCTTGTTTATGGAGACGCTTGTATGCCTCGTTATCCCGTTCCCACCGCTTCTCCCGAATGAGAGTCTGAGTGGTTGGCTCATCGGGGATAATGACCTGATCGTTCTCCGACTTGGAACGAGTTACTGCACGGTTCGGGATAGCGGTAGCTGAGACATTGATAGTTAAGAGGTGTTCCCGATAAGTAAGAGCGCAGTTGGGGTCACGACAGGATGCTGGATGAGTCATCTACTCGTACACCCCGTGGCTCCTGAGGATGCAACCGCCCGAAGCACCGCAAGCCTCAGTACGCACCCTAAGGGCAGTCCCGTGGACTTGGACCTGGATAGTGGTGTGGTCGGTAGCTCCCGTTAAGAAGCACCACGGCGCAGGGTTAAAGATAGCAGCCCCCAAGCTACACGCTTGTGTATGTGTATGCCCGCTGTGAGCCGTAGTCACATCGAACGTGGAGTAGATCGAGCAACCATCACTAATGAACTTCCACTGAGCGAAGCCGTCGCCGAAGTTCCCGTAGATGGTGCTGTGGGTACATGCATCGCTCTGTGTATACCACTGTCCTGGTGGCAAGTAATGGGCACCGGCCTGTGGGGCATAAGCCACTAGCCCAAGGAACAGGCTAAGCGCCATAAGGATAGATGCGATAACCTTCATGTGATAAACGCTCCATATCCGGCAGCAGTAAGGTCTGTTGCCTGTTGATCAGTGATAGGGTATGAGGCTCCACCAATGTATACCTCTGTAGCATTGGCAAGAGACTCATTGGGATCGTCAGTCGTATCAGCAATCACCTGCCCATCATAGAAGGTACGGTAGAACGCACCACCATGATAAGGGTACTGGGTCTGATGGTACGTGCCTGTAGGATCACGCCACACTGTAATGCCCACATCATAGTTACCGTACACCCTCCACAGAGGATGGCTAGTACCACCGATAGGTGCAGGACCAGTCTCAGTAGGTGGAGTGAACGTAGGCATGATTACGGTACGTTGGAGATGTCCACAGGGCAGAAGTCGACAGCCACAAGCCGAGGTGCAGAAAGCTCAGTGGCAAGGAAGACACTGTTAAGAACACCAGTTGACGATTGGTATACCTCAACAATGCCACCGACATTAGGCCCAGGTATTTGTCCACCATTGATCGGCTGTTCACATGTCTGAATATGCATAAGTGGATCAGCAGCAGCAACAGCACCAACAACCGTAGTACCAGCCGCAAAGTTGAAGACACCATCCATAAAGCGGAAACGGATACCCCTAAGACCAGTAGCGTTGTTGGCCCAAGCAACCTCAGCAACAGCTGCAAGTCCACTACCAATCTTCTCGAAGGTGACGTTAGCCTGACGGACAATGTTACCGGTGTTCATGGTGCCAGTGCCGAGAGTACAACCGGTGAAAGAGTTGGAAGTAACGCCGGTGTACTTAACGACAGTATCTGCGCCGCCAAGTGTCGTAGCCCGGATAACTAGATAGCCAGCAGTAGCGAAGCCGGTAGTGGAGACGACGTTAATTGTTGCCTGGGGAAGAGCCGCAGCGTCAGAGCCAGCAGCAATAGTAGTCTGTGCTGCAGTGAATGCCTGGACATCTGTCGGGCGTGCAAACAGACCCCAACGCTTACTAGGAATATCTTCACCAAGAGTAGAGATAGCACGGTTCCACGGCAGCGGAGTCCACACAGCATTAGGAATAGCCACGCTGACATCATGCTGCCAGAAGATTAGGTCCTGCTCGGCTGTAGCTGTCTTCTGTAGGTTCTGAGGCCCTACAACTGTAGTACTGAGTACCTTGCCCAAAGTCACTCCCTATGAAAGTGGGCCAGGGCCAATTAGACCCTGGCCCATCAGCCTGACGTTAACGATTGTGGAAGTTAAGTAAGTAGGTGACTTACTTAACCATAGTGGTAGTAACCTCGATACGACGGATCGCCTGCTCACGGAAGCGCCCGAAGCCGCCCAGCCAGTACCACCCGACCGGCACGAACCGGCGCAGCTTGTCAGTAACCTCGCCGAGAATAACGTTCGGCATAGGCCCGGAGACAAGAGTAGACCACGTCTTAGCAAGAGCCTGGTTACCCAGGATCAAGACGGGAGTCACGTCGAAGTTGCCGGAAGCACCACCGGCAGCACCGCCGTCGACGAAGCCGCCAGGACCACCCTGAGCAGTAGCAAGGTTAGCCGCAGAGAGACGTGGAGTCTCAATCCAAGACACACCCTCAAAGGCACCCGTCTCACCATTCCAAATCTGCTCGGGCTGAGAGTAGGTGTGAGGGTCACGCCAGTTGGCGAAGGCGTTGGATTCCCTGAGGTCAACGAACACCTCAGGGGCAGCGAAGCCCTTGTAGTACCCGTTCATGATGCGCTGGACGTTGTCCGTAGACAAGTTAGCAACACGCCTACGGATGTCACCGGCAGTGAACAGGTTAGTGGCGTTCAGGGTGTTACGGGGACCAGCACCAGCGGAACCGAAGTACACGTTGGAGCCAGCCACCAGGACATTACGGGCGAGGCTGTCGAAGCTAATACCGGCATTGAAGCCGACGATGTTAGCCACATCCTCACTAACCATGAGGAAGGACAGACCACGCACTCGGGCCGTGGTGATCGCAGCGTTGCCGTACTCACTAAGGGCAACAGTTACGATGTTGTCCGACACTGCAACGGCATCCACATCCGCAGTCTCAGTCAGGACCGAAACCTTGGGGGCAAGGTCGTTGTAGATGTTGAACTGGACAGTAGCCCCACGATGAGACTGAGCCACAGGCTTAATCGACGCACATGCATCGAAGTAAAGCTCATCACGAAGCTGGAAGTAGGCGAACTGCTCGTAAGCAGTAGTCACCTGGTTGGCGAGTGTAGTTGCGGTGGTGAAGACATCACCCATTACTAGTAACCCTCCGATCTAGGTGGTGATGGCTACAACCTATGGAACATCCCACTCATGGATCATCTTGTGCCGGGGGCCCTTAGTACGGATCAAATCACGGAGTTCCTCGGGGCTATCAGCCTTCCTCATCTCCGTCTCAAAGTCCGTGCCAACCCGGTTAGATGCTGACTCTCGTCTGGCCTGGTCGATAAGCGCCCATGCGGTCATCTCATCGCCCTCATCCTCAGTAGAACCATTACCGTTAGCAGGAGGAGTAGGAGGAGTAGTGCTGTCACCGGGAGGCGGGGGTGGCGGAGTGGACTCAAGTGCATAGCCCAGTTCCTTAGCCACATCCTTAGCAGCATCAGCACTAAAGTCTGTACCGTCTTCCGCTAGTTCACGGAGGATTGTACGACGCTGACGCTTGGACAGATGACCTAGCCCTGCTTCCCTGATCTGCTCATCCTGCTCCAAAGCAGAGAGACGGGCTGCTAGCT